CCTGTGGCGTACAGTGAGTTATTGTCCTCCGTTTTATGGAGCCACACCACAGTCGGGCACGTCAACTGGTGCAGGAAAATATCCAGGCAACACAAACAGTTATGGCATGTGGTTTACCCCGCCCGACATTGGAGTCAGTGTGCTTTGTTTCTTTGTCGGCGGCGACCCTAAACAAGGTTACTATGTTGGATGTATTCCGGTTCAAGGTGCCAATCAAATGATTCCGGCCATTGGTGCGGTTAAACAATACAAAGCACAAAACGCCAGTCAAGAAACTTATTTTGCTGGAGCAACACAATTACCTGTCACAGAAATCAACGTTAAAAATGCAAACATTGAAAACAATCCTAAATTCTTTGATCAGCCCAAGCCAGTACAAAGTTATGTGGCAGGCATATTGTTTCAACAGGGCCTGGCACTTGATACCATACGAGGAAGTATAGCCAGTTCAAGTCAACGCGAAAGCCCTAGCAACTGTTATGGTATCAGCACCCCAGGTCGTGCAATTTATCAAGGCGGCGCCTCGGATGCAACCATACAACAACAGGCTCAGTCTGGGTCAACAAAACTAGCAGACGTTAACATAATTGGACGACGGGGCGGACATACCTTGGTCATGGACGACGGCGACCTATCGGGCAAAGATAATCTGGTTAGAATACGCACAGCCAAAGGACACCAGATTACCATGAGTGACGATGGTGATTGTTTTTACATTTGCCATGCCAACGGACAGGCCTGGGTGGAAATGGGTAAAGAAGGCACCCTGGACGTCTACACCACCAACAGTGTAAATTTACGTAGCCAAGGTACTATAAATCTACATGCCGACGATGATATCAATATGTTTGCCGGTGGAAAAATAAACATGAAAAGTGTCAAAGGCACAACCATGCAGAGTGATCTAGACATGACAGTGTCCAACAAAGGCAAATTGACACTGTTCAGCCAGGGTGCTATTGGAATTAAAAGCCCCGGAACCGTGGCCATAAGCAGTCAAATAGGCAGTTGGGCTTGTGGTTCTACGTTGAGTTTCAATGGCAATAAGTTACAACTCAACGGCGGTCCAAAAGCAGAAGTAGAAACTCCAGCTGGATTGACCAAATACCTGCATCCCAAGGTAGAGTTCAATGCCAGTGCAGGTTGGTTGGCTATTCCTTCGGCCACAGAAAGTATAGTGACTCGTGCGCCCACACACGAGCCATATCCTTATCATAATCAAGGAGTAAGCGTATCGGTTAAATTAGCAGGCCCATCGCCTACACCACCACCTGATGCTCCTCCAGTACCAGCTGGTACAACTATTACCAAAACATAATGGCGCAATTTAATTATACCCTTCCTTCTGGAGCAACATTTACCATGGAAGCTCCTGCTGGCACTACACAGGCACAGGCCGACTACACATTTTACAGTCAGGTTGCTGCCGGAGCCTTGGTAGGGTTTCAACCAGGACAAAGTGTTACTAGTACCAGCTCGGCCTTGGCCAAGTTTAATCTAAGCCGATTGGATCGTGGCATTGCCGGAGTAGATGACACAGTGATCCTGGCCATTATCAACGGACTACCTACCACAGCCAGCATTCCAAATTTAATCAATGTTCCCCTGGAAAATCCAGTTACTCAGGCCAACATAGCCGCTGTCTCGGGCACAGGATTTACAGCACCTGCTATAGGATCACTGACCAGTAGTCAAACACAAGCTCTCATGGCTCAGGTGGTCAACACAGTAGGACAGCCAGCTACCACAATAACCGATAACCAAGGCGTTGGACAATATGGATTCAGTTGTCAACAGCTAGAAATGGCCGGATATGTCAAACCCGGCACCTGGCAAGAATTTATACAAAACGGACCCAGTACACTGACACAAGTTCTCAATGCTCCAGGCATTTGGACAGGCCTGCACGGAATATACTCGCTTGACGATTTCCTTAACAGTACAACAGCACAAAATGATGCTCAGGCCACCTTGATGAAAAATGGCTATGCCAGCCTACAGGCCGCCGGAGTGATTACTACACCGTCTGCACAGAGCATATCGGCAGTGGTTGGCAACGTATATACTGGGAGTAATGCGGCATTGACCACAGCCACAACAACATTGACCAACACAGTAAACAGTCAGATAGCAGCCTTGGTCACCAACTCCAGTCAGTATGGCACACAACTCACAGCACAATGGGCTACCGGATTACCACCAGTGACCAATTTGACTTCCAATTTGACCGGCATAGCAGGAGTGCTGGGCGCGATCCCTGGACTTCCAAGTCTCGGCACACTTGCATCTGGTATAACTCCTAATCTAGCATCAGTACAAACTGCAATGAATGTCCTGGGCAAAGCGTCACAATTTGCCTCCACAGCCGCTAGTACGTTGTCTGGAGGACTAGACAAATTATCCAATATTAGTCTCAGTAATCTACCTAGTGCTTCGGATTTACTAGCCAAAGCGCAAGGACAAATATCAGGACAAGCATCAGCTCTAGTTGGACAATTAAAAGGACAAGTGTCGGCCTTGGCCGGACAGGCTGAAGCACAGGCCAAGGTATTAATTGCTCAGGCCGAATCACAGGCCAATGCATTGTTTACACAGGCCGATTCCTTGGTGGCAGATGTAAAGAAAGCCGCGGCATTTACCAACACAGTGGATCGTGCCACGGTTGATGTGGCTTTTACAAAAATACTTGGTAGTGGAAAAATATCTGTACCCAATTTTGGATCAGTGAATTCAGCAAGCAGTGGGGCCGCACTTGACATTAGCAAAGCACAGTCAGTATTAACTGGATTACAAGGGCAGACCTCAAATCTTGGAGGAATTAGCCAAACACAGGCTGCTCAAATTATCACGTTGAGCTAAAATTTAAAAGAGTAAATACAAGATGCCTACATTCATTGGATTCAACACTATCAATCAAAATAAAAAATTCACAGCCGTGGATTTTGATCTGATTAAAATTGACCTGCTCAATGCCTTTAACATACGTCAAGGTGAGTTGCCAGGGCGTCCCGGATATGGAACTATAATCTGGAACTATTTGTTTGAAAATCAAACTTCAGAAACACAAACAGCCATATATGCAGAAATACAACGTGTGTGCGGCGGCGATCCCAGAGTTTTTGTCAGCGGAGTACAGATATTTCCACAGCAAAATGGTATTTTAATACAGTTAGGAATAGCAGTGGTGCCCAGCACTACTGCACAACAGTTGAGTATATTTTTTAATCAACAACAACGTTCGGCATCCTACGTTTAAGTACCCAGTTTATTGTATTGGTAAATACTAAAACTAGGAACACATATGGCCACAACCTCAAGACAAACTGCAATTTTTGGAGTTGAAGATTGGAAACAAATCTATCAAACATACCAAGAAGCCAATTTTCAAAGCTATGACTTTGAAACTCTGCGCAAAAGTTTTGTAGATTACTTGCGCCTGTACTACCCAGAAACTTTCAATGACTACATTGAAAGCAGTGAATTTATTGCTCTGCTTGACGTCATGGCTTTCATGGGCCAAAGTCTGGCATTTCGCACCGACTTAAACACACGTGAAAACTATTTAGACACCGCTGAACGCAGAGATTCAGTGACACGGTTGGCTAACCTGGTCAGCTATACTCCCAAGCGTAATACAGAAGCTTCGGGCTATCTCAAAGTGTTCAGCATCAGTACCACAGAAAATATTACCGACTACAACGGTGTCAATCTGGCCAATCTCACTGTGAACTGGGCGGACCCTACTAACCTGGATTGGCAAGAACAGTTTACTACCATACTCAATGCCAGTTTGGTCAATACACAGAAGTTTGGTAATCCCAGCAGTGATCAGGTAATAATGGGTGTGGACACTCAAGAATATACCATTAATCTGGTTCCTGGTTACCTGCCAGTTATTCCTTACACTGCTACGGTTGACACAGTGAACATGCCATTTGAAGTGGTCAACAGTACAAGTGTAGGTCAAAGCTATATTTACGAACCGCCTCCCTTGCCCAATGGACAATTTAATGTTTTATTCCGCAACGACAAACAAGGTTATCTCAGTGCCAACACAGGATTTTTCTTCTTGTTCAAACAAGGAGTCTTACAAAATCAAGATTTCAACTTGCCCGAGCGCATAACCAACCGTGCCGTGGCCATCAACATTGAAGGTATCAACAACACCGACGTGTGGCTTTATCAGTTGGACAATTTAGGAAATATTTCTAACTATTGGCAAAAAGTTCAAAGTGTTTATGCTGCCGCAGTGGAACAACTGGTGCCTAGCACAAAAAATATCTATAGTGTGTCCAGTCGTACCAACGATCAGATTACTTTAAACTTTGGCGACGGAATATTTTCCACCATACCTGTGGGCACTTTCCGTACCTATGTGCGTGCCTCCAACGGCCTGACCTACATTATTAATCCAGTAGAAATGCAAAATGTAAGCATACCTATCAGCTACGTAAGTCGTACCGGACAGATCGAAACCCTAACCTTTACCTGTGGTATCACCGAACCTGTGACCAATGCGCAGGCACGTGAAACCATCACCGATATCAAACAACGTGCTCCTGCAC